TTAAAAAGAAGTTAAGTGTAACAAAAAATACATGAAGTTATCATAATTAGACTACATAGTGTAGAATTGAACATAAGGGGAAAACCATGTAACCAAATCTATTTGTTATGTTGTTATGTCCCCGAAACGTATAATGGAGGACATTATGCACAATCTAATTTCTCACAATCAATTGGCAGGATGGAAGCAAAGTGTAATGAGGCTTGAAGATACATTGGATAAAACAATGAACGAAGCTGATTTACTAAATGACTATTATAATTGTCTTATTGAATGTGATGATGATCAGGTAACATGTAAGCGCATTTGTAGGAGAATCTTAAGTTAGTCGCTAAAGGACACATGGAGAGCTGTCACTGAGGAGCCCCAGGGAGACCTGGGGTTTAGTATTATGGCCACATACGAAAGAACCCATCATGGCAGTCCGACACGAAATCAAATCTCAACTTGCTAAACTGCTTGCCACGGAGGACCTGATTGTGGAGCATAAGCAAGTGCAAACTGCCTGCTTCAATGTCCACACTCGTGTATTGACTCTTCCTATGTGGGAGAAGGCAAGTAACACAGTCTATGACCTTCTGGTGGGTCATGAGGTGGGTCATGCTCTCTTCACTCCTGATGAGAACTGGTTGGAGAAGGTTTCTGTCCCTCCTCAATTCGTGAATGTGGTTGAGGATGCTCGCATCGAGAAACTGATGAAGCGCAAGTATATGGGACTTGCTAAAACATTCTTTAATGGATATAAGGAGCTAAATGACCAAGACTTCTTCTCTATTGCTAACGAGTCTGTTGCTGATTTTAATCTTGCTGATCGTGCAAATCTATACTTTAAGATCGGTAATTTTGTAGACATTAAATTTGCTGAAGATGAGCAAGAGATTATTAATCTCATTCAGTGCTCAGAAACTTTCGCTGACGTTCTTATTGCTGCTGAAGAACTGTATAAGTTCTGCAAGAAAAAGAAAGAAGAAAAAGTAGATGATATTGCTCCCCCTCCTGAAATGGGTGGAGAATCTAATCAACCTGCCAATGAACTGGTAGAGGAGCAGCAAGAGACCCCTGGTGAGGGTTCCGGTGACTCTGAGCAGCAGGAATCTACCCCACAATCTTCTTCTGGTGTTCCTGAAGTTACTGGCGAACCTGAAGTTCAAACTGCTGATGCACTTGAACAGAATATTCAAGATCTTGTTGATACTGATGGATATGAAAACGTATATGTTGAGATTCCTCAAGTTGATCTGAATCGTGTGATTGCGGACAATAATGATGTTCATACTGAGATTGATAAGTGGTTCAATCATCAACTTAAAACCACTGAGTATCCAATCTTCAAAGTTGTTGATGAAGAGTTTATTAAGTTCAAACGTAATGCTCAGAAAGAAGTAAACTATCTGGTCAAAGAGTTTGAGTGCCGTAAGGCAGCAGATTCTTATGCCCGCACTACCACTGCTCGCACGGGTGTTCTGGATTGTGCTAAACTGCACACCTACAAGTATAACGAAGATCTATTCAAAAAGGTTTCTGTGATTCCTGATGGTAAGAATCATGGTTTGATTTTTATTCTTGATTGGAGTGGATCTATGAGCCGTGTGATGCTTGACACAATCAAGCAACTTTACAATCTGGTTTGGTTCTGTAAGAAAGTTGCCATCCCCTTTGAGGTTTATGCATTTACCAGTGAGTGGAAACGACCTGAACTTGATTATGAAACTAACAGCGTTATCAAACCAGTTGATCTGACTCCATGCTATGAAAAGAAAGAAAATGTTCTTGCTATCGATGATCATTTCTCCATGATGAATCTCTTCAGTAGTAAGACAAATGGTAAGCAACTGGAGCATCAAATGATTAATATTTGGCGTATTGCAAAATCATTCGGTGATTACTATCATAGTCCTTACTCTGTTCCTACTCGTTTGAGTCTCTCAGGCACCCCTTTGAATGAAGCATTGATTTGTCTTCACAAAATTCTTCCTCAATTCCAAAAAGAAAATAAATTGCAAAAAGTGCAAACTATTGTTCTAACTGATGGTGAAGCAAATCATCTTACCTATCATGTGGAAGTACAGCGTCGTTGGGAGTCTGAACCGTATATGGGATCTCGTCATCTTCCTGGCGGCAGAACTTTTATTCGTGATCGTAAACTTGGGACCACCTATAAAGTTCCTTATGGTTGGCATGGATTTACTGATCTATTGCTTCGCAATTTGCGTGACAAATTCCCGACTGTAAACTTTATTGGAATTCGTGTTCTTGAAGGACGTGGAATAAATGATTTTATGAAATTGTATTATGATGCTTATAGTAGTGATCTGATTAAACTTCAAAACGATTGGAAAAAGATGCGTAGTTTCACTATTAAAAACTCTGGATACCACGCATACTTTGGACTCTCTTCATCCGCACTCTCTCAAGACACTGAGTTTGACGTAAAAGAAGATGCAACCAAAGCCCAAATCAAGTCTGCATTTGCTAAGTCTCTTAAGACTAAGAAACTAAATAAGAAAGTTCTTGGTGAGTTTATTTCTCTTGTAGTATGACAACGCCAGAGTGGAAAAAGAGAGCACTTTCAGACCCCTCTCTTAAAGAAAAACAAGTTCAAATTCTTCTTCATGGACCAAAGTCATTGACTGATGCTTGGTTTTTACAGGCAATGAAATTTAAGTATGGACAGTCAACAGACTGACCACTGGGGGGTCCGAGACCCCCTATTTTCGTCTATAATGACTTCAGTTCAAACAAACGACTAATGGCACTGTCCTTTGATTACATCCGCACCTCTCTTCAGTCTCTCTATGGAGAGTCAGTAACTGCTGGAGACATTCGTGCTTGGTGTGCGATGAACGGAGCAAACTATCAGACCGTTACCAATAAACTTACCGATTGTAAAGTTGGTCGCGGTAAATGGAATCTTGAAGTAACAAAACAAACTGTGGAAGAGTTGGAAGTGTCTTACAATGCTCCCGCAGCTATCCCTGCTGTAGAACAAAATCTTATTCCACAGAAAGATGATACCTTCGTCAAGTTTGGTAACTTTGGTGATATTAAGAAAATTATTCAGTCCCGTCTCTTCTATCCTACGTTCATTACGGGTCTTTCGGGTAATGGTAAAACGTTCTGCGTGGAGCAAGCATGTGCCCAACTTGGACGTGAACTCATCCGTGTAAACATTACTATTGAAACTGATGAAGATGATCTCATTGGTGGCTTCCGCCTTGTTGACGGTGCCACAGTCTGGCATAATGGTCCCGTTGTGGAAGCCCTCCAACGAGGTGCCGTCTTGCTTCTTGACGAAATCGACCTTGCTTCAAACAAAATCCTTTGCCTCCAGTCAATCCTTGAGGGGAAGGGAGTCTTCCTCAAGAAGATTGGCAAGTTCGTTACGCCCGCCGATGGTTTCCAGATCTTCGCAACGGCAAACACAAAGGGCAAGGGGAGTGACGACGGGCGATTTGTTGGGACTAACGTGCTCAATGAAGCTTTCTTAGAGCGTTTCCCTGTGACCTTTGAGCAGGAATATCCTTCTGTTGCAAATGAGATCAAGATTCTTGATAAAGTTGCACAGACTCTTGGAGTCACTGATGGTGAGTTCTGCAAGCGTCTTGCTGACTGGGCAGACATCATCCGCAAAACCTTCTATGATGGTGGTATTGAGGAAATCATCAGCACCCGTCGCCTGGTCCACATTATCCGTGCTTACAGCATCTTTGGTGACAAGGCAAAAGCAATCAGTGAACTCTATGACAAGGTAGATGCTGATTTCGATCTTTCTGCTACTGGTGAAAAATTCTATGTTGATCAGAAAGAATGTCTTGACTCTCACAACTTCTCTTGATATAATTATGACAAACCTTTGGAACTATTTGAGCAACTCTGCTATGTCTAACCAAGACTATTGGGAAGAAGATGGTATCAGTTTGACTGGTAATCCTGGTGCTGCTTCTCCCGATACTATTAAATTCACTATGAGTGAAAACGAAGATGGAACTTTAAACCTTTCTAAGGAAATTGTTGGATCTCGTCTCCCTGGTGGAATGGGCGAAGATCATATCTCATTTAACTATAATAATGACTTTCACATGAATTTGGTTATGCCTGAAAAAACTGACCGACGTTACAAGTACAGTGAGGATCGTATCCTCAAAGAACTGGATGATTATATCTCTGGAACTTACAATCAACACTACTCTGCGGGCGATGATAAGATTCAAACTCTTGATCTGATTGAAGCTTGTGGTGACGGTGAAGCATTCTGCCGATCCAACATTCTTAAGTATGCCTCTCGCTATGATAAGAAAGGCACTGCTCGTCGTGACATTATGAAGATTCTGCATTATGCTGTTCTTCTTCTGCATTTCAACGATAAGAATGCACAACGTGAAACCTACCCTCAGTGATGAAAACCCGACCTAACATGAAACTTTCTGATAAAACTCTTTCTGTCCTGAAGAATTTTTCTTCTATCAATCAATCCATTCTTTTCAAGAAAGGCAACAAACTTCGCACAATCAGTGTGATGAAGAATATTCTTGCAGAGGCAACTGTTACTGAGGAGTTTGCTAAAGACTTCGGTGTTTATGATCTTAACCAGTTTCTTAATGGTATGAGTCTGCACCAGAGTCCTGAACTTGACTTTGGGAATGATGGTTACGTTGTCATTCGTGAAGGAAAGATGCGTTCTAAGTATTTCTTCGCTGATCCTAACGTGATCGTGACTCCTCCTGATAAATCTATTGAACTTCCAAGTGAGGATGTTTGCTTTGAAGTAAGTACTGAACAACTGGACAAACTGCTTAAGGCAGCTGCTGTCTATCAACTGCCAGACCTCTCTGCTGTCGGTGAAAGCGGTGTTGTTAAACTGGTTGTTCGTGACAAGAAGAATGATACCTCTAACGACTTTGCAATCGTTGTTGGTGAGACTGATGCTGAGTTCTCTTTCAACTTTAAGGTTGAAAACATCAAAGTTCTTCCTGGAACTTATGAAGTTGTTGTCTCGCAGAAACTTCTGTCTCGATTCACCAGTAAGAACCATGATCTGACTTACTACATTGCTCTGGAGCCCGACTCTACTTTTGCTGCTGTATGATTGAAGTAGTTGATAACTTTGCTCCCCAAGATTACTTTGAGTTGATTCAAAATCATGTTTTGAGTTGGGATCAATGCTGGTTTTATCAGTCAAATATTGCTGCTGGCGTATTTGAAAAGAAAGGTCTTGGGAAGCATGGATTCAATTGCCATGTTGTCAAAGATACAAATACTTTTCTTGACACATATGATGCTGGTCTTTTGACTGATCTTTTGGTCAAAATGAAGAATGGTATTGGTTGTGAAAATATTTTGCGATCAAGATTGGATATGACTGTCTACACTCCTGGTGGTATGAGGTGTGATCCTCATGTTGACAGTCCTTATCCACATGTTGCTACTATTTTTTATTTGAATGACTCTGATGGAAACACAGTCATCTTTAATGAAAAATTTGAAGGTGACACAAACTTCGATGAGAGTAAGTTGACGATCCAAAGAGAGATTGAACCAAAAGCAAATAGACTTCTAATCTTTAACGGACATTACATTCATACTGGACATGTCCCCGCAAAGCACAATAATAGAGTAATATTGAACTCTAACTTCAACTAAATCATGAATATCTTTGTGACCTCTCCTGACCCTTGGGAATCTGCAAGGGTACTACCAGACAAACATATCGTTAAGATGCCTCTGGAGACCTGTCAGATGCTTGCTATCGTTGCTTCTGATAAGTGGGGTCAGGGATTTGGCACTCTTCCCAAAGCAGACGGTACACCCTATGCTACTGAGAAGGGTGCTTTTCGTAATCACCCATGTACTATCTGGGCGAATCGATATGTGAATAATTGGCAGTGGCTGATTGCTCATGGTTTTGCCCTATGTGAGGAGTATGCTGCACGTTATGGAAAAGTCCACACTTGCTTTAACACACTCCTTGTTGCAAGAGAAATTTTTCCTACCGCTGACCCACAAGGTCGTAGTGGAAAAGAAACAACACCATTTGCGAGGGCAATGCCAGATGAGTTTAAATATGACACAAGCATTGACACTTTTACTGCTTACAAAATGTATATCGCATCCAAACCTTGGGTTGCATCTAATTATCTTCGTTACCCATCCAGAAAACCAGATTGGGTTTGATTTATGAGACATATTCTTTTTACCCTTAAAGGGTGTTCTATGGTCCTTCTTGATGATGAAAAATACATCCGTGATGTTGTTTATCATGCAAGTACTAAATGCGAGTCCACTTTGTTGGCACTTAACTCTCACAAGTTTGATCCTCAGGGAGTGACTTGTGTTGCTATGCTTGCTGAGTCTCATATCAGCATTCATACTTGGCCTGAACTTGGTATGGCAGTTTGTGATGTCTTTACTTGTGGAGATCACACAAAACCCCAAGATGGTGTAGAATATATGAGACAGATGTTTCATGCATCTGATATTGTTTGTAATGAATTTGTTCGTCCTTTGGAATGATTATGCGTGAT